AAAAAATAAAATATCTTTTTTGTTGTATATATCATCAACACTTCCAACATCAACTTCATCTTCTACTACTTCATCTTCTACTACTTCATCTTTTCCTGGGTTTGTATATCTTGTATCAGGTATATCATATTGTCTAAGGTATCTCGCATAATATTGATTATCTGATAAAGTTTTTGCTTCTTCTAAATTAGCTTCTATAGAAACATCTATATCCACATCAGGTGATAGTTGTTTAGGTAACTCTATAAGGTGATTCTTAATATCATTTTGGAACTGATGTATTACAACTGCAAGTGGTTTCCCTTCAAAGTTCTTCTCCCAATTAGACTTATATCTCTGAGCTAGATATATCTTTTTAATAGCAGCTATAGCATTTCGGTCTTTAAATACTGGGTCGTAATCTTTTCCGTATCCTGTTTCATCTCCGTTAGCCATTATTCCATTCCCTCTGGCATTTCAAATGCTATGTTCTTTCTCTTAGGAGTTAGAGCATCTACTATCTCAGCTCCATATTTAGCAATCTTATCATTACTCGGTACGACTTCTCTATTAAGCCTTGTGTAATCTGGTGAATCAACTTTAACAATAGTATTATTTGGAGCATCTAGTATTTCTCCTTTAGGGTTATATGCTGTAGTAAAAAACTTATCTTGGTTTCTTAGTTCAGCATACGATTGAATATTTCTATTAGATTGTGGTTTTTCTTTTTCAACCTCATACATATTCATTACTTTGTTTACATATGTTTCAATATTTGGTCCTATGTCTTGTAAGTTAGTTATATCTTTAACTGCTTCCATACCATTAGCAGCTGCATCATTTGCTGCTCCTGGTCCACCATACCAAGCTACAGCTACCAATTCCCAAGAACCATATTTGTTGTAGTACTCTTGTATTTTATTTGCAGCAACTATATCTTGTATAACTGGTATTCTCCAATCAGCACCTTTATATCCTGCTTCTTTTGCCCACCATTCCCAGTTAATATCAAGTATTCCATAAGCTCCCAAAGCCTGCACTGTTTCTAAACCTCTATTTGTTTGTGTTTGAGTTTTTCTATGTTTCTTTAAGTAATCACCACCAGCATTTTCTTGCTGTCTTATAGCTTCCATAAATGCGTATAGTTCTGTATTCTCTGGCATATTAGAAATATCCCTCTGCACCTGGTCGTTGGTTAAGAGAAGCAAACATACTAGACCTAGCTTTACGAATGTCAAGATTTTCACCCTTCTTTCCTTCTTCCTTAGCTATCATATTATCAAAATTATTTGCTAAAGATGCACTTTGGTCTATCTGTGTCATACCATATGTATCTATGCTAGATTGTACATTTTCTTTTGAGTAGTTTCCAAACTCCCCTGCTAGTAAACCACCCCCTGTTACATCATCCTGTCTTGTTATTTCTGTTAATTCTGTATCTTGTGTATATGCTTGTTGTGCTTCTGAATATAAAGTATTAGCTAATAGTTTTAATTCGTATGGTTGAGGATTACGATTAACTCTTCTTCTGAACATTGTTACAATACTGTTCTTAACAGTGTCATAATCAGGTGGTAAATATGCTGGAGCATCTGGGTACTTAGGTAGAGGATTATTAACATACTCATCTAAAGCAGCGTTCCATTCTGTACCTGTTATCTTTTCTTCTGCTGTAACCCCTCTTCTATTAACTCTATCAAGTACAAAGGAGAAAGCTGTTTGTGTTGTCCTTCCCCAATCTCCAGCTAGAAAACTAGCATCAGTTTCTAATAGCCCTGCATTAATTAATCCAGCTTGTATTCTTGCTATCTCTTCTTCATCTTTCCCTGTAAATAAACTTATTAACTCATTTTCTGTATAATACTCTGTAGCTTCATCACCTCTAGGGCTAACATAATTTGCAGGAACACCTATTGGTGATTCCCCTGGCTGTACCAGACCATATTGGGATTGTGCCTGTGCCATACTTACATCATAATTTCCCATTGAGCCTATATCACTATCTTCATCTAAAGCCATAGCTAGTAGATGCTGTGGAACACCATATGATAATAAGTACTTGCTTGCAGATTCTATATCAGGTGTTTCGTTTATAATATCAAACTGGTCTTGGGATAGCATTATCACACCCTCACCAGATACAGCCTGACTATTAACATACCGAAGTATCTCTACAATTCTATCTATAAATGTTGATGTATCCATTATTCGTTAGCCTCTAATAAAGCAATATCCTCATATTCTTTTCTTAACTCTCTTTCAAACACTTCATTCATTAAAGCTCCAGCTTCTGGATACTTAATAAGTATCTGGCTTTTCACAAATCGTAAGTGTTTTCTAAAAGAAACAAGTTTTGATGAACTTCTAAAAGATGTAGGCAAATAATTTGCACCAGGTATCTTAGTAGTTATTTCAATAACTTTATCTCTTTCTTTAATATATTCTACCAGTGCTTGTGCTACTGGCTCGTTTTTTAATTCAGGTATTAGTTGATATGTTACAGGGTCAAACCAAGTGTAAAGCTCCATAATAATCTCATTAATCTCTGGTTTCTTTACTGAGCCTGGTATAGACATACCATATCCATAATATTTAGAAGCAAGTTCTGCCTTCTGATTTCTTTTGGCTGCCTGTGATACCCTATCTGTTTTATTAACTAAATCATTTCTTATTAACCACGCTTCAAATTCTAAGTTACCTTTAAGGATATTCTTAGCTCTCTGCCATTGTTCAGGTGTTCTTGGTACTCTTTCCCCTTCTACTATTTGATTCCAATAAGCATCATAAGAAAACTCTGAATCTGATTCATCAATCAAAAACCCATAAGTAAAATTAAATTTCTTTACTAGGTCTTTATTCTTTCTCTCCCACTCTGCTCCATCTGCAGTTATAGGTCTTTTTAAAATAGTTTCTGTTTTAGCTGTTGCTATTGCTATTGGGTCAAATCCAAATCTAGTTGTGAACTCACTCATAGCTGCATCAATATCAGGTGCAGTAGAAGAAATCTCTCTCCATTCCTGAGCTAAAGTTTCAAACAAGAAGTATGTTCCAGTATTATCAGCTATCTCATATTTAGGTGAACTAGGTCCTGCTGGTCCGAGAAACTGTGCAAATGCTCTTATCATTATTATTTCTTGTGCATATTCTGCAGCTAAATCTAACGCCTGTGCTGCTTCTTTAGGACCACTGTCAGATACTACTCCTGCTAAAAGTAATGCTTTATAAACTTCAATCACTGTGTTGTTATACATTCTCTTTGTTTCATCTGTATTCTGAACAAACGCATTAAGAAACTTCTTAGCATAACTAGGAAAAGGTACAAGTGAAGCACCTATTTCAGATGGTGTACCAGCTCTTGGTGGAGAAAATTCACCAAACAATATAAATTGAGCTAACCCCTCTGGTTTAAATACTTGAAACTTCTCATTTAAAAATGCAGCAGGTACTGTAATAGTTGGTCCGAAGCCTGGTATAACATTGGCTGCTAGGTTGATTGAACGAAGATACACAGGTAGATTTACCTTTACTCCTTTTTCTTCAAGGTCTTTAAACATCCATTTTCTAATTAATCCACTACCTGGATAGTTAAACATTTCTTGACCAGTTAAAGGGTCCGGATAGAAGAAACCTTTTTGGTCATCATCTTCAAATTGCTTTCCTTCTTTTCTTCCTGACTGAACTACTTGTTGAGCTCTCCTTAAAGGTCTTAACCTTTCTTGTTTTATTATCTTTCCCCAAGTTGTGAAGATTTCAACAAATGCTTCTCCGAAAGGAAACAGTGCTCTTGTAGATTGCCCTAGTCTTGTTCTTGTTGTTACATCATAAAGAAGTCTTTTTGTTTGAGTAAGAGCATAAGCAGATGCTGACTTATCAACTATCTCAATCTTATTAATACCACCAACTTCTCCTGTGGCTTTGTTTATTCTTTTCCATACTTGTCTTTCTAATTTAGTTCCCTTATCTATTCCACGCTTTTTAGCTTGTTTTTTTATTTTCTTAAGAGTAGCTGCGTTTGAGTGTTCTGCCAGTTCACCAATCTTTTTCCAGTAACTAGCTTTAAATGCTGGTGACCTAGACAATTTGTTTGTAGGTACAGTCATTAACATATCAAATAGTTTATCTACAGTTCGGTTCATTAATTTAATACTCGTACTATCTGTAAATGTTTCTACTTTTGCAGTTTCAGGCAATATATCAAGAAAATCTTCAAAGAACTTTTTTTTAATTTCTTCTTGATTTTTTCTAAGTTGAACTGTTATCTTATCGTACTCAGTATTACTTAACTCACCTTTCCAATATGCTTCCAACTTTACTCCTTTTAATCCTTTCATATCATCTGCATTTGTTACTTTTGTACTTGATATCCATTTCAACAACTCTGGTTTTCCACCTTCTTGTATCCACCTACTAGATGCAGCTGGAGCTCCTTTTGCAGTCGTGAATTTTAATTTACCACCTGCTACTTCTGCAAGATTTGCATTAACATAATTAATAAATTCATCTACTAATTGACCACCTGGTTTTGATTGTCTGCCTGCTCCTTTAAACATATGACTTTCTGCACCTGTAACTTTTTTAATGTGGTTATTCTGCCAAGTTCCTTTTCTCTTAGCTGCTGCTCTAAGTATTCTTAATTGTGAAGCTCTTTGTGCTGCAGGAAGTAATTGTATCCTTGCTAACTCTTTTGACAAAGGGTCAAAGAAAGCCTGTAATGTATTTCTAAATGTAGCATCTTTCCAGGATTTAGAGGTTACACCACTTTTCTGTACAAGAGTCCACTGTCCTGCTCCTGCCCATCTTCTTCTGATAGAGGACATTGTTCCTGATGCGTTAGACATAGCTGACATATGAAAGGCATTATTTTCAAATGAATTTATCAATCCTACTTGAACTTCTCTAGGACTGTTTAATACTCTAGCTATTGTATCTAGAGGGTGTGTTATTACATTTGTTACACCTGAAGATAGGATTCTTATTTGTTCTTCTAAAATAACTCTTACTGTCCAAGCTGGTCTTAAAAGAACAAGTGGTTTAAACACGCCACCATAATACCAATCCAAAAATCTTCTTGAAGATTCTGCACTTTGTCCAGTAAAGAACTTTGTTCCTATTGGTCCTAAACTTGAATCTAAGGCTTTGGATAGTCTAAGTATGTCTGTTGGTTTTGGTAAGTATATTTCATCAGCTAACTGTGTAGCTGTCAGAGGGTTCACTAAAACTTCATCAGCTGCAATGTCTTTCTTTTTCTTTCTTAATATTTTTCTTAACATTGGTGCAATCGGCATATCACTTGTTGTGTATTTTCTTCCTGCTGTTTTAGCCATTTCACCTTCGGCATAAAATTTACCCATAACATTTGTACCTCGTTCAATAAGTTCTTCTTGAAATTTTGTTAAACTGCCTTTAACAATATTTCCTGCTTTATCTAATTTTCCTCCAAGATTTTTAACGATTGCTGGTTTAAAATCTTTTTGTAACATCTCAACTAATGTATTAACTACCTGAGTTGGAGCATCATCTGATTCTAAAGCATCAAGCATTTTGTTAAAATACTTACTGCTTATCTCCTTAGCTTTTTTTTCTGGTAACTGGTCAGTAACTAATCTCAACATTCTTGCCATTTGAACTATTGAACCATCTACATCTGCAGTAACTATAACGTTACCATATGTTTTCTCCATCATCCTTGTTAAACGATTTCCTTTTTTAACTACTGTAGGAAGTTGGTTTGATGTAAGTTGTATTATTTCTCCACTAACAAAATTTGAAAGTTCTGTGTCTATATCTTCAAATTTTTTTCCCTTATTCTTCTTTTTAAATTTACGTAATCTAACTAAGAATTTTTCATCTGTAATCTGTTCTTTTGATAAACGAATAATCTCATATCCATCATCTGCATTATCCCAAAGGAACTTTCTAAACACTAGACCTTCCTCTCCTGCCATAAAGGCTTTTACAGTAGGTCCACTTACACTTTTTCTTGCTGCACCAATTAATCCACTTGATTGAAACTCTTTCATTTTTGCCATAGAAGTAAACGCTTTTTTTGATTTACCTAAATAAGCAAGACCGAATGTTGCAAGAGCAACTGGGTCTGCAAATATCTGAGCAAGAGCATCTATAGTTCCAGTTATAAAACTATATGCTTTAGTTCCTGGTTCTATAATCTCATCAAATGGTTTAAACAACCAACGACCAATAGTTACTGTTGGAGCTACACCTGCTGCTTCAAACTTAGCTCTTCTCTCTCCTACAAACTGCACTCCTGTTTCTGCTTTTAATCTCTGCTCTTCGTATATCTGAGGTCCTAAAACATTTTCTATTACAAACTGTCGTGCCTCTGCAGGTGGAACACCTGATTCTATTAAGTTTTTATACTCATCAGTTGTTGTAGGGTCAGTACTACCTAAAAAGATACCACTTCCTATATCTCCACCTTTAAGTGCAGGCATAAACAATTCTGTTTCTGATGCTTCTTTTGCTTCAGCGTGTGTCATACCCTGTTGTCTAGCTTCTAAATATCTTACTTTCTCTGGTAAACCTTCTTCCCAAGCAGATTGAAAACCAAGAAACAATCCTCTTAAACCTGCTTTACCTTTGTCTTTAGCAAATGCACCAGCAGTTTTTAATGCTCCATATCCTTCCTCTTCTTTTATTATTGAATCTTGCATAACGATTTGTGCAAGTCTAGGGTCATCAGGTGAAATGTTTAAACGAACAGCACCTACTACTGCACCAGCTGGGAGTGTAGGATACCTGTTTGCTATAGCTGCTGCTTGTTTAGCCATCTCTATTGTTGCTGTAGGTTTTAAGTTTTTAGCTTGGAGTTTTATTGTTGTTTCATCCTCAACAACATCACTGTCAAATATTGAATAGGACATACTATCTAATAAGTCTAGCTAATGCTGGGTCACCTGTTAAAGCATACAACTCGTAAATTAATTCTTGTGTTGTATCTACTGGTGGTACACTTGCCATTCCAGTTTGTACTGGCTCTACCTTTCTATTTGTAGATGCCCATACATCTAAATCTAGCTGCTTTTGTGTTTGACTATCTACAATAGGAGTTACTCCTTGACTTTCAGTTACTATTTCATTTGAAAAGGTAGGAGTCTTATCCATAAAATCATACATAGCTTCTTTTTCACCGTGTGCCATATCGGATTGTGCGACATAGTTCCTACTTGCTGGTGGAACATTCAGGGCTGTTTTTTTTACACTAGTAGTAGCTCTGGTCATCTTCCCCCTCTTCAAAATAAGCAAATGTTGAACTAATAATCATATAACCAAAAGGAAATACAATCGGTGGTAGCTGAGTAAACATTAGTATTGGTTCATTTGAGGCATCTGAAATAAGTTCATTACCTATATCATCAACATCATACAAACTATTATTAATTATATTTGCGAATGTTTCATTGGTAGACATTGCTACCCCATTCCTTGTAACACCTGTGCTATTCCAGGTGGTGGTCCTTGAGGTTGTCCTTGAGGTATTCCAGTCTGTGTATCAACTAAAAGAGCTTCTTCCTGTTCTGGTATTTCTGGATTATCTGCTGTATAAAATTTATCTAATATATTCTGAGCATTTGCTGGATTTTTACTTATTTGAACTATAGCCATTGTAGCTTTGACATCACCTTGTTGTGCTCGTGATAAAAGAGTTTCATATATAACATTATCTGCTTTTTCTTTTATAATTCTTTCATTAACTCTAACTGTATTATCTAAGCCATCAAGGTTTTCTTGTAGCGTTTGTCTGTCAATAATACCTGCGTTAAGTAGCTGTAATCCTGTAACAATTTTCTGTGGTTCATCATAACCAGCCATAGCTCCATAAACTCTACGTGTCTTATAACTTCCACTTATATCTTTCAAAGGGTCATAATTTTCTGCAAAGAATTTATTATCCATATATCCAGATAAGGGTTTCGGTTTGCCACCATACATAACCTCATCCCACTCAAGTCTTTTAGAATCTAACTGCTCTATAGCATCTGCCATTACCGTATGATATTCTCTAATCATCAAAGACATTGATGCACCCAGTTCCTCTAAACCTCTACCAGTAGCAAAAGCTAATGGAGATTGAGAATCATCTGTAGTTGGATATGCACCACCAACACGAAGTTGTCTTTCAATCCTATCTATCTGTTGGAAAATCTGATAAGGAACATTTGAAGCTGGTTTGGAAACCTGTGTTCCAGGGGATAAATAGTTTACAGCAAACCTGCCTTTTCTATACTGTCCTGATTCAAGTTCACCTGAAATATTTGTTTCGGTGAATACAGCATCTTCCATAGCGATAATACTCATAACATTTATCTTTGCCATAGATGCCATCAAACCTACAATCTGGTCGTACTGTCCTTGTAGCTGGTCGAAGGAAAACTTCTTAGCCACAACGAAAGCAGGACCACTTTGTATTGGATTAGGAATAAAGTCAATAGTTATGCCTGATGCCATATGGTAAACATATGTTCCCTCATCATTGTAATATTCTGCGACTAAATCTCCTTGTCCGTTTGAGTTAGCCCAAGAACCACTATATGAATCTGTATATGGAGAAGCATAACCAGCACCAACATTTAATCCTTCGTGTTTTGTCTTTAAGTTAATTGCATCTTTAAACTCTGGATAGACTTTTTCTAACGCATATTTTGGAACTCTCCTAACTATTGATAAGTCTTTAGGTTGTTGGTCTGCACCGAAGTAACCAGGGAAACAGTTGTAAGGGTCTCGAAGTTCTGCAACTGGATAAGGAGTTCCATTAGAATCTTTCTTTTCTCTAATAACCCATACTGCATATCCATAACCAGGAAGCCATCTTCCTACTTGTGGCATTTGTAAATCTAATCTCTGGACTTCATCATAAGCAGTTATTATTCTGGAAATCTTTTCTGCTTTATTCTTAGCTCTTGTTGAATCTTTATCGTTAGGAACATCCACCTTTAAGTTTGGAATACGCCCTATCTTTTGAGCAAGATGCTCTAGACCTGACATCATCAAGTTAGGAACAGGAACTTGCCAATCTTGAAATCCTTTAAGCTGGTCACCAAGAAGTGCAAGAATACCTGAAGGTCCACCATTCATAATTGCACGAATACGACCTCTTGTCGCATATGCTGCTTGATTATCATAATGCAACTGTGTTATTCTATCTTGTAAGTCTGTATCTTTCACATTATCCCCAAGGTGCTTCGTTCATCTCGCTTATATCCCATTCCTTAAAACTAGGTCTATAATCTAATCCTACCTCAGCTATTCTTTCTTTACCTAATCTTCTAATAACTTTTAACGGAAACCAAGATGCCATTACAACATCTGATTTGTATCCTTTATTACTTTTAGCTTTATTAGAAGCCGAAGAGAAATAAATTAATTGTCTACGATATATATTACTCTTTACTTCTGAATCTGCATTACCATAGGGTAAATTAATCAACTGTTCCTTGAATAGCTGTGCCATAGAACCTACACCAAATATTGGGTCAAACTTATTCTTTTGTGTTTGATGTCCTTCTGTGTGAATCCCAAATCTTGAACAGTAATCTCTCAACTGTACATCCTGTCTTATAGCCTTTTGGAAACCGTTCTCTTCTATAACCCAATGGGATAAACTATATTTCTCATACCACTTTTTTATAGTTTGTCTGGCTTGTATTATTCCACCACCCTCTTCGTTCTCTACATCAACTAAATACATCATTCCTGTATCTGTATTAGCTGCCCATAAGAAACAGGCTTGAAATCCTGTAGAAGCTGGGTCAAGCCCTGCAACTAAATGTGTACCTGCAGGAATATGTCCTACTACTCTATTAACATCTCTACATTGGTCTATATCTTCTGAGTTAAACATAGTTATACCATCAACAAAGGCTTTATTAAGATAGACCATTTCAAAGATAGCTTTTCCACCTGTGGTTTCTGCTGCAACTTTTCTTGATAGCAACCATTTATAAGTTCTTTTACTTTCCCACAACATACACTTAGTATGTAGTTTTATTTCAGTTTCAGGCAAAATACATTCTGAACTGTGTGCCTCTTCTACTATTGTCTGCATCTCTGGATTCTCTAAAAGAAAGTTATATAAATCCTCTGGGTGCTGCCTTGAACCTATAACTACTACAGCAGTATGTTCTTCTTTTCTTGATGATAAAGTTGTTGTCCACCATTGTCTTGTCTGCTCTCTAGCACTTGGTTGAACAGTTGTTCCGTGGTCCTCAATGTCATCTGCAATAATTATGTCACAGTCTCTTGATAGAATCTTACCACCCTTACCTACAGCTACCATAGATGGTGATTTGATACCTGTTACTGTTCTGTTAGCTACAGTAAATTGACTTGATGACCAAGATTTACCACTTCTATTTTTTGGTTGAAATCTTCCACCTGGTCCACAGAAATCCTCTTTCAAACTTTCATTGTTTTCTAAGTGGTCCAACACAGAACCTACTGAGTTCTTTGCAATTTCTTCATTTCCACCTACCCACATAATTCTTACATTAGGATTTTTACATATCTGCCATACTGCAAAGTGTGTAAGTAAGTCTGTCTTACCGTGTCGTGGTGGAGAGAGAATCATTTGTTCCCCACCTTCCTTTATAGCTTTAATGATGGCGTTAATCCATTTTTCGTGAAAGTCTGCAGTCTCGTATCGTTCTCCAGTTTCAGTTCTGAAATACATATCTCTGAAACTCTTAAAACTCTTTAATGATTTTGTTGCCTCTGTGGGCATAGTCCAGTTCTCTCTAGCTTTTAATATAGATTTATCTTGTTTGTATGCGCTATACATTCTCGTAACGACTGATTTGTTTATATCAAGTTTCTCTGAAACCTCTTTATGTGTAATCTTTTTATTTTCAATTAAGGGAGCAAACTCTTTTACAAACCTCTCGTAGTTCTGTCCTCTGACAATACTTCCCTTAGCTGCTTCCTCAACTTGGTATAGAGGTTTTACTTTTCTTTTATATTCAGCTGCCCTTTTACATTTAGTAGAGCAGTATTTTCTTTTTCCTGTAACAAGTTTCTTTTTACAGAGTGGACCTTCACATAATGTTCCGTTCATTTTTTATTTGTGTACATAGAGTAATAGGATTTAACCTGCTTACCAGACATAACTTTTCCACTAGGAGACCTAAACTTATTTGGTCCTATCTTCTTAAAAGGCATTACTTTTTTCTTTTTCCGTAACCCATTTTTTTGTATTTCTTCTTATACTTTGGTCCTGGCATACTTCTCCTTATATACTACATCTGGTATGTTTAAATCTTATATACTACATATTGTATACTTAAATCTTATATACTACATATTGTATGATTGAATCTGTTAAAGGTAAAAAATACCCCAACCACAAACCTAACACTACATATAGTAGTGGAAGAAGCTGCTTAGAAAAAGGGTGTAGTACAATTATTTCAAAGTACAACAAATTTAAACATTGTAACAATCACAAACAAAGAGTCTATCCAAGAATCAAAGGAAGAAAAGTACCTACTGACTTACAGGAACCTCTTAGTTAGATAAAGAAAAACCCCCTTGAAATAAACTGTCTGGAAGGACCATCTATTCAAGAAGGCTTCTCTTAGTACTAACTATAAACTGGGCAAGTTTATTTTTATGTACTTTCGATTATAGGGAACTTGTGATACTATTCAAATGAATAAAAAAAAAATTAAGAAGTAGCTAGTTACAGGTGAAGTGGGCATCAGGAGCACAAAAGGCTTGCCTTACAGCCAGTAAGACCAACTAGAACAGACAAGTAAGCTACCCAAGGACTAACGAAAATTAATTTTTCAAGCTTAACACTTTATATGCCTGTTCT